CTTCCCGCCTTCGGGCTGCTCTTCCTGGAGTTCGTACAAATTGCGCAGCTCAGCGATCTTCGCTTCCAGCTCGGCAAGGAACTTGGCAGCCTGCTCTTCCAGACTTTCAATCAGCTCGTGGTCACGTTCCACGCGTTTGATGAAGAGCTGCATGGTCTCCGGCATCCGGTAATCGTAGGAGACGAAATCGCACCATTGCCGGCCTGAGCAAGCCATTTGCCACATCATCTGCGTGATGTGTTTTTCAGCGATTTTCCCCGTCAGAAGCGTCTCGATGTGGGTTGCGACAGATGGGCATTTGATTTCAATGAGCCCATCATCTCCGACCAGCCCGTCGGGACTTGCATGCGTTCCCTTGATTGAGGGGTGGAGGATAATGCCAACTTCTGTCACGTCTTCGTCGCGCATGAAGGAATAGGCCGCGCGCGCCTCCGGCTCCGTTTCGGTGCCATGTGCCATGGCCGCGTTGGTGTAGCTGTCCTGGGGGACCTGAGTGAGGCGCTCTGCAATAAGGCGGCCCATTAGATTGGCACGCGAGGCTCCCCAGCCGCTTCGCGTTCTGGCAATGGCTTCATGCAGGCTGGATGCTCCAAGGGAGCCACACCGGGCCTGGCGCCATTCATCAGTTTGCTGCAGCATTCTGGCGTCCCTTTTCCTTCAGCTTGGCGATTGCGCGCTTGAACTGATTTTGCGGAATGTCGGCGATTGACGGCACTTTCAGCCAGTCGCAGAATTTTGCTTTATCGGCTCCGACTTCATCGGCGAGCGCAATGATTTCATCGGCCTGCTTATCGGTGATCGGCCCGCCCGTGTTCAGCGTTTGCCCGTCGTCATCTTTCGTTGCAGCAAGACCCAGCGCTAGCTTAAGTGTGTATCTCTGAAGAAAAGTGGCTGTGCTTCCGACAGCTTGTATGCTATTCTTGTTGCCGCTTTCGTCGTTTGCTGCCGATAGTTCGGCGGCGTCTTCTGAGTAGCCGTCGCAGTGAGAGAGGACGCATGTGATCGTAACGGTCTTGCCCTCCTGCCGAGACTTCCAGCGATAGCTTAAACCGTTCTTTGACAAGATGGGATCGACGGCCTCGGCGATGCCGGCCAGATCCTCGTGATCGTAATTTGTTCGACCTTTCGAACTTGTAAAATCAACCTTGCGGTTCTTGATGATCGGTTTGATTTCAGCCTTCGCGGCAGCCATCGCCGCGCTGTAAGCTTTCTTTGCCTGGCCGGCGTCGTAGCGTTCCTGAAGGCTCATGAGCTTCTCGAGAACTTCAATGCTGGCCCCGCTTGCGACAGCCTGACCGATCATATCCATAGGCGTTGTGACGGCGTTCTGGCGCGCCTCAAGCTGGATGACGTCTCTACTTTCTGCTGTGTCGGTCATTTCTCCTCCCGCTCGGACAGCTTTCTGTCCAGTATCCTATTGATCTCATCACGCGCGGCGTCCCAGCGCTGGTGCATGGTGGCGAGCCTCTTCCTCAGCTGCTCATTCTCACGCCGAAGCTGCTCATTGCTCTTTCCGTCGCTCATGGGGGGCCGTCTGTCCAAGAAGTAATCAAGGGTGTCATCGTGCAGGCTCATGCCACTTTCATCCCTTCCCTGAGATAAAGCAGGTCATGGTCGACCTTGTCCTGAATGCGGGACTCGAAGTACCGGGAGACATGCTCCCGCACCTTGTTTGCCATTTCGCCGGTGACGCGCTTGGTCGGGCTCCGGGTGGCGTAGGGGTTGAAAATCACGCGGACATCGCCGAGCCGCCAGACGCCATCCAGCTTGGTGAGGATGTCGACCTCGAAGTCCCAGCCGCCGACCGGATCGACGTCACTGTCGGGTGGCAGCAGCTCGATGTCCTGACTGTCGCGCACCGAGAAGGTGTACCAGATCTCGTCAAAGCGGATCGTGCCGATGTCGTATTCCATTATGCCACCACTCCCCGTGCCGTATTGCAGTAGTCCGGTGCGGAATTGACGCCCCAGGCAAAGCCGCGCGGCGTCGGGTATGCATAAACCTCGCAGTTCACCAGCTTTCTGGACTGGTAGTTCCTCTTGAAGCGGGCCTGATTGATGACCTCGGTTACAGCTCGCTTGACTTCAGGTTCCAGCTCTTCAATGCGTTCCATCACGAGCCTCCGTCACTGCGCGGATGTCTTGCGCGATGAAGTCCATCTGCTCGGCGAGCATTTCCGGGTCGTCGGCGTTCTCTTCGATGCAGGCGAGAACGTCCTTCAGAAGCTGTTCCGGGTTTGGGAGAATGACGTCTTGGTCGGTGTTCATGATTTCCTCCGTCCGTGCTGGTTTCGATCCGCGCCTCCGCGTGGGAGGCGACAATAGTTGTCAATCGTAATCGCGGCGAGTTGGTCGTTTCTATCCACGCCCGCGCGTAGCGGGCGACGCTGTGACCAAAGGGATACGACACACCGATCCATGTTTCTATCCACGCCCGCGCGTAGCGGGCGACTGGTCAACAATGAACGGCTGGGAGACTACAAAGTCCCCATCTCCCAGCCGCTCCCTCGCACCGCGCCAGAGGCGATCGCGCAAAAGCTGGGCTTGGCGGTCGGCCTCATCAGCGCGGCAAATGGCACTCTTGTACAATCTGTAAAGGTTATTCGCTGAGCGTATGGCGTAAAGGGCGAACCATAGAGTAAAGATCAGGAACATGCCGGCAAAGGCGATGTTTACATACTGACCGTAAGCGATGGCTGACGCAGTAAGAGTGACGGTAATGATGCCCGTGAGCGTAGCTGCTGCCAATGACCCGACCAGTAAAATCAGATTTGATCGGAACTCGGGATACTGGAAGTTCTGGCGGCGGATGAGCTTGGCCATGTCCGCGCCGGTCGGCTTTTCGTCTGGGATAGTATGAAGTGGCATTCTTCCGTCCTCCGTATTATTTTATCTCCTCCCCGGAAAAAGGGGCCGATAGTTGGGTTTCAAGCACTATCGGCCCAGTTAGGGAGGAAGCGCCCAAAGGAGGGCTTTGCCAGGCAACGCCGGGGAAGATGATTAGGGGAACCCGTCGCCGTCTGACAAATCAAGGTGTATTACACACAACGTGGACCGTCAAGCTCAAAAATACACAGATAGTGGATTTTTTTGGAAGCTTGTAAATTGTTGCAGCCGCGCAACATTATGCGCATCGCGGTCGCTTGACCTTGTCCACCAATCGTGTATAGGTAGCTTCATGAACGGCGTAAAGAATTTGATTCAGTCCCATGGGGGCACAGCGGCTGTGGCTAGGGGGTGTGGGGTGAAAGCCCAGGTCGTCAGCAATTGGATCATGCGGGGGTCAATCCCGATTCGGCACTGGACCAAGCTTTTGGAGATGGGTTTCACGCGCGAAGAATTGATTGACGCGCATCTTGAACCAGACGAAGAGGGTGCCGCCGCCTAGAGGGAATACCCGCAGCCGCAAGGGAATCTCCAGCGGCGAGAGTGGGCGTCGTCCGAGTAGGGAGCGTTGCGTAACCCAGAAGGTCAGGTCGGTTCGGGTTGCGGCTGCGGGGTTCCGAACGGAATCAGGCAGTACCCGTCAAACCGACCGCCTCACTCATTCAGTAGCGTTCGCGTGATTGATCTCCTCCCTTGGAGGCCAGCGGGTCGCATAATCTTCTGCCCGCTGGCCTCTTACAAGAGAACGTTACCGGCGATGACACAAGAACAAGAAGACGACACGATTGAAGGTATCAAGCTCCCGGAAAGCCGGGACGCGTTGATCATGACGCTGACCGATCCGCCGATTGCATGGTCTTACAACGAGATCGCGCAGGCGCTCGATGTCTCCCGCAACGTCGTCTCCGGCGTCATCTACCGGACCAGGCAGCGGGAGCGGCGCGCGCAATGACGAAGATCATCACCGAGATGGACAGCACCATTGGCCAGCGCATCCGGTATTATCGCCGTTTGGCTGACATGTCGCAAGCTGAATTGGCCTTGGAGATCGGCATTTCCTGGCAACAAATTCAAAAATACGAATACGGAAAGAACCGTGTCCCGGCAGCCCGGCTTTATGAAATCGCATCGGTGCTTGGGTACCCGATCACGCGGTTCTTTCAGCCATTGCGAGACTTCCAGCAGGAAGTGCTGCGCTACCGCATTCGGGAGGCCGCATGAGCAACCGCCTCCCCAAGACCTATCTGCCTGCGGCCCATGTCTACTGGAGACAAGGCTTGCGCACCGATCAGATCGCCCGAGAGCTGAATGTCTCCGAGGCGCAGGTCGCCAATTCTCTGGCTGCGCTTCGGGAAGATCTGAGACGGGAGAAAACCGCATGACCCGCATCGGCTCCAGGCACACCCTTGTCACTGACGAGAACGGGAAGACAAGGCTGGTCTCGAAAACCGGCAAGGCGCGCTGGGCTCATTTGCCAGTGAATAAGCAGAAGGCGGCGGCGCACAACGAGAAGCACAAGGTCAAACCCGGATCCCGGCGCAAGGCGGACTCGCTGCCGGCAAATGAGAAGTCAAAATCGTGACAGTCCGCATCATTAATGCAGATGTTTTCGAAGGTCTCGCTCAGCTTGAAGACGAGAGCGTGCAGTGTTGCGTGACTTCGCCTCCTTATTGGGGATTGCGCGATTATGGGACGGCTCGCTGGGAGGGTGCCAGCTCGAGCTGTGATCATGTCAGTCATACTATTCGAACGGGCGCTGGCATGGAAGCGCTTGGCGAAAAATACCGGGGTGGCGGGAAAAAAGCGACGCCTGAGAAACTTATTCAGTTCGCTGAAGTTTGTGGCAAGTGCGGAGCAGCTCGAGTAGATCAGCAACTTGGACTTGAGCCGACTCCAGAAGCCTTTGTTGAGAAGACGGTTGCCGTCTTTAAAGAGGTGCGGCGTGTTCTTCGAAAAGATGGAGTGCTGTTTTTGAATATCGGCGACAGCTATGCATCTCAGCCGTCGTGGGGGCGCGGAGGCGGATCGACCTTGGATGGTCGCAAGCAAGGCAATGAGGGCGGCGCAGCCGTATGTAGGGCAAAATTGCCAGGATTGAAGCAAAAAGATCTGATCGGCATTCCGTGGATGCTTGCCTTCGCTCTCCGCGCTGACGGCTGGTATCTTCGGCAAGAAATCATTTGGAACAAGCCGAATCCGATGCCTGAGAGCGTCACGGATCGTTGCACCAAGGCGCATGAGCATATCTTTCTGCTGAGCAAGTCGGCGCGGTATTATTTCGATGCTGGGGCAATAAAAGAGCTTGCGGATCCGGTAAACTTTAGAGACAGCGCTACGGCACGTCGCAATCCGCCTCCTGGTTGTGCAACTGATAGCGGTTTTGCGAATGGTCGTCATTATTCTCGCCGAAACAAGCGTTCCGTCTGGACGATGGCGACACAACCCTATTCCGAGGCACATTTCGCAACCTTCCCCGAGGAACTTCCCGCAACTTGCATTAAGGCTGGATCCCGGATAGGCGACACGATACTTGACCCATTTGGCGGCGCTGGCACAACGGGCCTTGTTGCCGATAAGCTGAACCGCAACGCTGTGCTGATCGAGCTTAATCCGGAATATGCCGCTATGGCGAAAAAACGCATTCATACAAGCGCACCACTGTTCGCAGAACTTGAGACTTTGAGCTCCGAACAGATCAGCTTGCTGGAATCTCACCGCTCCAACGGTGAGTAAGGGCAACGAGCGAGGGGTAATCGCTGTTGCCAAGTTGCAACTGAATGAATGGAAAGAATCTACCATGAAGAACTATCGTTTGACAAGTTCGAAAGTGGCCTTGATCGCCGCGACTTCGACACTTTTTGCACTCTCTGCGCCGGCACAGGCAACTGACCTGTTCACGCCCGAAAATGCGTATCAGCAGCATCCATCAGTCATCCACTGGTCGGGCCTGTACCTTGGCGGCGCGATCGGCTATGGCAACGCCAACCATGATCTCAGCGCCCGGGATTACTTTAAGGATTATTGCTCGAACAACACGGCAAACCCAAACTTCGACCCATTCTCTGATCCAAATAAATCCCTGACGCCAGAGAACGTTAATGATCCTGTGCAGATCATTAATTCATGCGAGGAGTTCGTTGGTGGTGCCCCGACTGGCTTTTCAACTGTGGCTGCTGACAGCCGCGAAATCGCCCGTCTCGACGGCCTGAACTCAACCGGCGTTGTCGGTGATATCCGCCTCGGCTACGACCAGCAGTCCGGTCGCTTTGTCTTCGGTGTGTTCGGCACCTATGGCTTCTCAGGCATGGAAGCCGATGGCTCCATCAATGGTGCAGGTGACTTCACGCTGGAGCGTGGTGACGACTGGTCCGCAGGTGCTCGTGTTGGCGCACTGGTCAACAATCGAACGCTTCTGTATGCCTTGGCCGCGTACACGGAGACGGATTACGAGCTCCGTGGCACTGCCGGCGGCGATGCATTCTCCCAGGATACGACGTTCAGCGGCATCACCGCTGGCGCTGGCGTCGAATTTGCCCTCAACCAGAACATCTTCCTTGGCATTGAAGGCACGCATACCTTTTATGACGAAGAGGAAATCTTCAACGCCTACGATCCGGAAACCAATGTTGGCACGGCGATCACGGACGATCTTGGCGAGACGAAAGTTATGGGTACTCTGAAGATCAAGCTGAACAGCGACGTCTTCGGGAACTGATGCTTGTTTTCGAAATCATCGGCATCGCGACAGTGGCGATCTTCGCAATCTTGATGGTTGCCACTGTCCTCTGGCCGGAGGACTGGTGATGGAGTTCACCACCGACAATATCACCCTCGCCATTGGCATCGGCATTGTAGCCGCCGCCATCATCGCAGCGGTGATCTACCACTACACGAAATAAAAATGCCGGGGCCTTAGAGCCTCGGCTGGAGAGACAGTATGGACGAAGAAAAGCATTACGATGTTCGGATCAGGACAGACGTGACGGATGACGATGGTACTGAGATTGCGTCACTTGATCGGGCCTACGTCATCAAGAATCCCACCAGCATTGAAGCATGTTTCGAGCATGCGACCAAGACGGCCGGCTTGCTGATGGAAGGCGTCGGACTTGAGACCGGCTTCGAAAAGGCGAACGACTAAACAAAAGCCGGGGCGTTTTGACAGCCGCCCCGGCTCCACCCTCTCAGTAAGTTTTTCGAGGCGTTTCGAAAAACCTCAGTCAGTCAGAGTTCCCCGCGTACACGTTCCATTGACCACGGTCTCATACACCACGGGGAAAAGCAATGTCGTATCTAAAGTCTGTGAATTGGGCACGATTGTGGAAGCGCGTCATATGGACGTTCTTCTTTGCCTGCTTCCTGGCATTGGTCGTGTTCATGTCAAAGGACATGGCGAACAATCAGCCGGTCATCTTTGGCATGGTCATTCTGGCGGCTGTGGTGACGGCTGTCGCCTTCGTCTATGCCAGAACATCCAAGGAGGCGCTCGCGATCGCCATATGCGGGCTGTTCGCTCACATCTTCCTTGAGGCGTCCTACTGGTCATCGACCATTGAGGACATCAATGCGCAGGCCGGGCGCGAAAAGCTCGCAGCCGACGCCAGAGGCATTGTAGCCGAAAAGCGCAAGCAGCGCTATGACGCATCCGCTTCCGGCAAGTCGCCAGCGCAGATCAGGGCAGAGATCGAGGCGCACAAGCAGCATGCGCGCTGGGCATCCACGAAAGGCTGTGTCGATGCCACGGTCCCCGAGAGCCGGGACTACTGCCAGACCTATCACCTTCTGATGGCCGATCTCGCCGCTGCAAGAGAAGCCGAGCGGCTGGAATCCGTCGTCTGGCAGACCAGCATCGAAGTGGACGCGGTTCCGCGCAATCTGGCCAAGGGTGCCATATTCATTTCCTCGCTGACCGGCATGTCGATCGAGGATGCCACGAACCTTCTGGTCATCGTCCTCGTGCTGTTCATGCAGGCCGGCCTTGCAGGCTCGCTGCGCGTCGGCTATGCGCCAGACCGCTCGCCTGCCGGGCCTGCGGCCAAGCCGGCTTCATTCGCACCGCGTCGCCCGGCTGGCCTGCCAGAATACATGGCACGCCAGCGGCCCAAGCTGGATGCACCCGATCCGACGCCATTGCCGCCCGATCCCGATAATGGTGGCACGCCAAAGGAAGAGCAGCCAGAGCGTGAGGATCAAGCCGAAACGCCGGACGCCGCCAAGGCCGAGAACGTGATCCAGATGCCAGCCAAGTCTGGCACTCCGGATGTGCCAAAGCCGAAAAAGCGTGAAGGCAAGACCGAGCATTGGCTGTCGGACTGCACCAGTCAGGACAGCACGCGCCAGAAGAAGGCGTCCATCTCCGACTGCTACGCCAGCTATCAGGCATGGTGCCAGATCAATGGTCTCTACGCCATCTCGAAGAAGGCGTTGAGCCGGGAAATCGCCGCCAAGCTGAAACTCCCGAAATCCAAGGACGGACCGCGTAATTCGGGAGGGCGGGTATTTCCGGGGCTGCTCGTGTTTCACCCGTCTGAGCAGAAAAGGAAGGTCGCCTGACAAGTGTTGGAGCCCCGGCCAGAATCCGAGGCTGCCAAGCAGCACGCACAAAAGGTACTCACATGCCGTCTTATAAACACCTTCCCCACAATCGTCAAGATGCCGGCAAGGAAAATCTTGACACTGTTAACATCCTTCCTCGCGCAGCTCTCTCCAAGGGAGGCGCGTGATGGAAAAGCTCAAGGTCCTCGATCTCTTTTCCGGCATCGGCGGGTTCAGCCTCGGACTGGAGAGAACCGGCGGATTCGAAACCGTCGCTTTCTGCGAAATCGATCCCTATTGCCGGAAGGTTCTGGCGAAGCACTGGCCGGATATTCCCTGCCATGACGATATCACAACCAGAGAATTCAAGGAAGGCGAAGCCGATGTCATCACAGCAGGCTTTCCCTGTCAGGACATCAGCCTTGCCGGCCGAGGCGCCGGAATTGCCGGCGAGCGTTCCGGGCTATGGCGGGAAGTGGTTCGAGCCGTTCGCCTGGTTCGACCACGGCTCGTCCTTCTGGAAAACGTATCAGCGCTGCTTGGTCGAGGACTGGGCACCGTTCTCGGAGACCTTTCCGCGCTCGGGTATGATGCGGAATGGCATTGCATACCGGCATCCGCCGTTGGTGCGCCTCACAGACGAGACCGGATCTGGATTGTTGCCTACCCCGGAGGCGAGCAACACCAAGGCCGTAGCGCTCAGATCGGCCGGGAGATTGCCTCGGAACTTTCTTGCGCCAGTCTGGCCGACGCCGACAGGCCGGGACCACAAGGACGGAACGGCGGAGAGCTGCCGGAATGTGCCGGTGAACGGGCTGCTGGGCCGTGCGGTGCATCACTGGCCGACGCCAAGGGCGCAGTCTGCACGCGGCTCGGGCCCGAGCCGCGTAGGAAACAAAGAAGACCTGCAGACGAAGGTTGGTGGCTCACTGAACCCGACGTGGGTCGAGTGGCTCATGGGGTTCCCGCTCGGGTGGACCGCCTTAGATCCTTAGGCAACGCCGTCGTTCCCCAGATCCCCGAACTCATAGGCCGCGCCATTCTGGCGTCTCAGGAAAAGGGAGGCGCGTGATGAACGACCGCGCAAGAATATTACGCACAGCTTGTCAAATGGGCAAGATCGTTACTCGGATTGTGAGTGACATGAAGGGTTCAGATTTGCTACCCTGTCGGAACTTCCGCTTGCGTTTCGGTTCTGCGTGAAATCTGGAGGGGCGTTCTCTGACGCCGCACTCCAGGTTTGTTCGGAAGGGAATGTGTGTATCGATCAGATGCTGCCGGCCAAGGTGAATTCTGATCGGTTGATGGCATTAAACCCACACTGCCTACTCAATGGCGGTGGACGCCGAATTGCGTTCTA